GGCAAATTAAATAATCTTAAAAACTAAGAGGAGTTTATGGCCTAATTTTCAGCGGTTAGCTATTAGTAAAGGCCTTTAATTCAGCATTCAACCATTTTGGTTATGTAGTCTGAATATTTTATGGTATGGGAACAGTAAAAGTTATTGGCGTGCTTATGAAAAAATGCAATGAATAGTCCTCGGCTGCAGCAACCCAGCGGATTATGTTTATATTCGACAAATAATTGTTCTGTGTGGTAGCTTTGACCAAGCGCAAATGAAGCGTGTGAGATCTTCCATGTTCGGTGTTGGCATCTGTAACATTGGTAACCCTCCCGCAAGGCTTTGCCAATGCATCATCATAATATGGAAAGCGAGCTGCAACGTTTCCATTCCAAGCATGATTTGTAACTGTTGCTGCAACTCCACCATCTGCAGTGTTGGCCCAAAAAACTTTGGCAGCGGCATAAGGCCCAGTTGTATTTAAAGCTGTGTTTGTTGTACTCAAGTCTTGGGCTTTTGTGATGCTAAATCCTTTGTTGGCGACTTCTGAAATTGTGTAAATGCCTCCTACGCTATGAGAAAAAGCAGTGTTGATGTAATCAACATTGTAGCGTGATTTGTAGTTACCCCTTCGTAAAGCAAAGCATGGTTCAAAATGTGAAATGAAATTTGGTCGACAAAGGTCCCATGATTGTCCGACGACACCTGCATAGAACCTCCCAACATTTGCGCCTTTTTTGCCGTAATAAAACGGTTTGTCAAATTCTGTCAAAGTAATGAACACACGAGCTCCAAGATCTCCAGAATAACCAGTTGGATAGTAAGCAAACAAAGTTTCTCTTTTACACAAAGCCAAAATGTCAGTGACAGATTCACCTTGCACTATCTCATGAACATGCGCACCCGTAGTTGGTCCAAAAGTGGCCGAAGCTGCAAAATATGACTCCTGTGCTAAATTGTCGTTTTGTGGCACAAAAACTGCGAAGTCATCCCCTGCTGCTATCCAAAAATTGACATAAACTGAAGATGCTGCAGTAGTATTGGGAGTCACTAAGTTGTTGAGAACGTGAACATTCAAAATTCCATTATCACGTCCAGCAGTGGGAGTTTGGGCAGTGTTGTTGATAGGCGTTGAATAAGGCAAAATAGAAGCAAAAGGTTTAACTCGAAAGTAAGGAACTTCAATCTCAATTTCACGCGTTTCATCCAAATCTAGTATGTACGTGTATGGTGTGTTGAAAAAATCTCCATTGTTTATTTGCGCGGTAGGATAAGGATCCCAAGTGATACGCAGTCTACCTTTATGTTGAGCCGAAGCGAAAACCTGCACTTTGTACTTGATTGTTCCTCTCCAATATGCAAAGGGCTTAGACATGTATGAAATGATTGGGCTGTGAATTTCTGTGTCGTTGAGCACTGTAACCATAGGGGTAACAGCTGTGGAATTAATGACTGAATCAACGGCTGAGGCAATGCCCCAAGTAGCAGTACCAAAGTAAGAGTATCTTTTTGACAAATTTAAAATGTCTGTGTCTGTGTTCGGTATAGAGATGCACTCACTAGGCACAGCGACCTGGTTAGCTGTAGATAAAGCCAATATCTCCATGGTGTCATTCTTGTCTGTGACTGCCATTTGGCCGTACATCTTCAAATCCATGGGAGCTAAAGGTTCAGTGTTCTCTGGTCGGGAAAAACCCATATGTCTAGCAATAGCCGAACCGGCTTCAAAAGCAATTTCTGCGGGCTTCGCATATGGCCCCAAAGCCATGGAAGCCATGGATCCAAGCATCTTTGTTGCCTTTGTGTCCGCTATGGAAAAACCACGCTCAGAAGCAGCATAGTATGTTGTTGGAACTGAAACTTCAGCATCAGCTAAAGAAAAGAAAACAGTGACTGTTACAGGATCTGTACCGCCGTTTGCATGTCGAAGAATATTCAAAGAATGAATAAGCAAAGACCCTGGAGAAATATTTGTGGAAGCATCACCAGCATTCAATGCATAATATGGATATGGATAAACAAAAGGCAAAATCATCTCTCCTGTAGGAGAAGTCGCTGGATCCAAAAGCAAATGAGGTCGCTGTAAAAGCTCAACAAAGTCTGCCGCCACGGCTGCAGGTGGTTCAGTGTCAATGCGTGTGGGATCAAGATCCCTTGTTGTGTGTAAAGGAGTCCAAATGGCTGCCAAAGAACCAAAGTAAAACCCATTAGAATTTAACAAAACTGATATACGTGGTTTTCCTCTCAAACGCGCATAATTCGCCAATTTGCGCGACACGGGAACTGTTCCCAAAAAATATTCCCAAGGAGTTAGAAACTTGCCAAAAGAAGCTCCAACAGTCCAACTGCCTGAAAACACACGTACGGGCTTTGCCAAAAACTCACTGATTAAAATTGGGTCCATAGCTGTAAAATCAGAAATAAGCTTTGTGTCTAATTTCACAATATCTTTCATCGTGCCCAAAGTAATTGAATCCTTGTCCAACACAACTGTTTGTTCGTTTTCGTTTTTTGAAATGTCTGTAATTGATTCTGCGGAAACGAATGTTTTTACGTGAGTGTGTACTTCCAATACACTCCAACGTTCTGAAACCTGAAAAGGTTTACGAACGGCAAGAAAGCGATCTACTGCACACGAACGACTCGTGCAGCATACGTAACCAGACTTACCGGAAGATTCGCTATTTGATGCTGCGAAAAATGTCAGCGGGGAAGCTTCTTCACTGTCATACCCCATAAATGTGACCCGAAATAGGTCATTCTCCTTTCTCTCTGCCAACGTCGTCTCAAAAATGAACTTCAAAGAATTGTACTCCATCCACGGCACGATCTTCGGCCAAAAGCTGTCCAACGAAAGTGAACCCCCAATCAAAGGCAAATATCTCTGTTTCCTGAGCTCATCAACAAACCTCTCGAATGGCTCTTTCCCCCATCTGTGAAACTCGTACAAAGCAGAACGAATGGATCCCGGAACTTGTTGCATCATGTCACATGAAGACGTCCACATCAACATTTTTTCAATGGAAACAATTTCTAACCTGCCATGGAAATCTCTTTTCAAAAACGAAATTTCCTCGAGCGAACAAAACGGTTTTGCACAAGCATTTTTGTGAGGGTCTGTGACAACCATCCCAATAGACTCATGAAAGTGAGTTATTTTCTGAAAATCGTACTCTTGCATGCGCGAAACTGTAAAACTGTCGTCCCCACCAAAAATAGCCTTCACATTCGAAGAAAAATCCTCATTCGGAAAAAGTGAATAAAAGCAATACCTCTCTCTGGCTGAATTCATTAAAGAATTAAGGAGATACGTCAAAAAATGGCCTGAATTTGTTCCTTTATGCATAAAAACAACCTTGTTTCCAAACAACGCAGCAGGTGACAAAATGGTCGTACACAAGGCTGTCACATACACATGATCAAACCTGCCTGTCTCCACCATAAACTCAATCAAAATGTCCAAAACAAGCTTCATCAAAAAACGAGGAACTGTCAAATCCCAATGCGAATAATCTGCACAATTGTAAAACTCACCAAAACTGACCATGTGACTCATCATCTCTTCCCACTCTGTTGAATACGGATTTAAACCAAATGCACACTCCATTTCCATGGGCAAACAAAACGCAACATGCCCAAGCCACCAAAAATTTTTCTTCAAAATCAGATATGACACCAAATCTCCTGCTTGCACCAAACGGGTCTTGACTTTCTCTGCACGCATCGCCTCATCCTTAGGAAACACTTTTGAAATACTTTGAATCGCTTTGCCTTCCATTAAACTGCTCTCTGCAACCTTCAACGCTTCCAACAACTCTCTCGACAAAAACGCATCATCACCTTTGATTGCAACATGTTTACTCTTCTTTCCATCCAAACCAATGCCTGCCGAAGTGGTCAAATTGATCCTCTGAACACCCAAAAATTTTTGACCTTCATATGTTCCTTTGATTGCATTTCCCAATGAGGCAGGAGCAACAAGATTTTTGAACTTACTCAAACATCGAAAAAGATTGCTTCTCAAATCTGCAAATGCTCTTGAATATGGCTCTGAAATAGGCGCATAAATTGTTGTGGATAAAGCTCTCATAGTCTGAAACATAACTTCGTTCACTTCTGAATTTGGTTTTTTCCCTCTCCAAACGTGTGGTTTGTCAAAATTCTTGGGGCTCATGAGCCTTTCACCATTGACCATGGAAAACTCGTGCCCTGAAAGCACCGAAGCCTTACTGTTACACTTATTGAAACGAACTGTGACACCCTTCAACGGACCAACAACTTCTGCATGCCAAATTTTGCCAGAAGCTATTCTGTACATGTCTTCAACTTCATAAAATGGTCTCAAAGTGTTTTCAATTTTGTACTGGATAGTGATCTTTGGAACATGAGCAAATATACATCTGGTAGCATTTGCATCACTAATGGCAACAAGAAAGCCCACCAAAACACCTGCATAATTCAACAATGGCAATCCACAATCTCCGGCTTTAAAACTCGATGAATCTTCGTGTAATTCGCTTGAAACAAAAGAAACGTGCAAAGCACTCTGCAACTGCACTGCACCGCTTGTAGTTTTGTAAGTCACACTTCCAACTGCGGTAACAATACCTGGATGCAATTTCTTGTCGTACGTCACAGCATAAACCGTCTCTCCTTTGCCTGCTTCACCCAAGAACCCTGCTGATTCTGGATGAGTCAAATCTCGTTGAACTCTGTTGGTCATTGGTATCTGCATAATAACAAGATCTGTTCCCTTCAAATGCTGTACGGAAAAAATTTTGGGATCTGGTATATTGATCAACTCTCTCCATCCACCTTCCCATGTGCTGGACAAAATTGAAATACTCTTTATGGGTTCACCAAAAGTTTCAAACAAATGACTAACTGTGAGAATTGTTGTGTTTGCGATCATGAAAGCATGCGCTGAATCACTAGTCGTCGTGCCTTTAAGAACAATCCTGAAAATGCGATGCGCAGTAGACGGAACCATTTGCGCCAATGTTGTTGTGGCAGCAGCCCTAGCATCACCGATCAAACCTGACTCTGCCAATTCTTCCTGCAACTCCGAAGCAATCATGACACCATTCTTCCCTCGTTTATTTTTCCTCTTTGGAACAAAATACGATGCAACCAAAGCTAAAGCACCAACTGTCACTGCCCCAGCTACAATGTATTTTAACGACTCTGTCAACCTTTTTGCATAAGAACGATAATCATACCAACGTTTAATGTTTCCACAAACAGTCAACGTGAATAAACATCCCTTTGCAAAGCACTCCACAAACCACTGATGCGAAAAGAAAGTTACACCTCTGCACTGCCAATACGTCTCTGGCAACTCAGCCAATCTTTGCATCACCATAACTGCTGTCTCATCTCTTTCCTCATTCAAAATGAGCTCTTCTGCAACTTGAGCCTCATTAACCCTCGGAACTCTGTCCAAACGCTCCTGTGTAACCCAATCATCAAAAGCTTCAGGGTTGAAAAAATTCTCCACGTCTTCTTCTTCTTCGTCGTCACCACCCAATTTCTGCCAAATTCCACCATAGCCTTGTCCATTTCTGGACGCAGCCCAAAACCTGAACCACGGGGCCTGCCTGTTCTCAAGCTGCACTGGAATATCAATGCCTGCACACTCATAATAAGCTGAATAAGTATCAAAATCCTTCAGCCTCAAATTCGTGACAGCATCCGATTCGAGTCTTCCTCTCTTCGCATCATCCGCGCAAGAACACACAGTCAAAGGTCGATAACAAGGAGCTTCAACATTTCCGTCCCTGTTAAATGGAATAAAACAAATGGGCGTCTTTACTGGCACATCCCTCGCATGGTGTGCATTAGCCTTTTCTTGAACGAAGGCTAGAAATTCAGATCTTGTGCCTAACACCACCGGAACACCATCAATCGTCAAAGGTGCTTGATTGAACGACTTTGTATTTGGATCGTAAACAGCAGTCAGCAAGTGAAAATTAAACATGTGTTCAAAATACATCTCCTTGTCATCAATGGCATCAACGTCAATCACAAACCTGTAATTAACACCATTCAATTGAAACGGCTGTTTAGGCTCAACCCAAACATTCACAGCGGCACGTCTCCAATATGCTCCAGGGTATGCGGCAAAAGCCTCTGCTCCCCAAGTCTGCAGATTTGAAGTTAAAACAACACCCTTCAATCTGTACGGGTATTTTCCTTTGTCTTGAGCTTCTGCTTGATCTGACTGCGCTGCGATAGGCTGAATGCAATCCAACACTTTTCTAAATGGATCCTCAGAAACTTTATCCGGTTTAGTTGCGCCTGCATCGTCCATGATGACGAAGTTTTGATCTGTGTAAGGATTGGCAAATTTTGAATTCATAGGGATACTGCACATAGAACGCTCAACGTTGAATGTTGATGCCAACATGGTTATAATTGCTTCACAAAGCTGAGATTTCCCAACACCAGCTACGCCTCCAATGGCAATCAAAATGGCCGGTTTCTGTATAGTCCCTGCTTGTAAATAAGCGTCCAACTCCAGTGATTTTCTTTGAATCTTCCCATCTGGCAACAGCCCTGCATTTCTGCATGAATTCAAATAAGTGTGATAGTCAGCCTGAACTTCCCTCAACGAACATCCCTCGTACTGTCTTGTTTTTGTCAAGGCAGATACGGCAATTCCATCCAATTTGTCCAAATGTGTTTTAAATCGATATGCCTGAATTTGATATGTTATTGGCTCGAGAATCCCATCTCCTGAAAACAATTTCGTGATGAAGTCAACCCCAGCAAAAGTCAATTGGCTAACCATATCAAGAAATGTTGTGCCAGAAAAGTGCCTTACAAGTGCTTGTGTGGCGGGAATATTCAAATTTCTCCCAGCTACGGAAGCTATCAACACAAGCGCCAATGCGGAAAACAATGTATTAAGCGGCTTCGCAAACTGTGATTTAGTCAAAATTTTCCATAAATCACTTCCTGAAAATGACGCTGCTGAATAATCAATTGCATAGGCTTCTTCTGGAATCAAAGGGCAAATAGTAGACATGAACCGACAAAACAATTTGTACGTCCAATGGGACTTGCTGACATCTTTTATGCCACACATTCCCATAATTTTACGCTTCCACGAGGCAGGCATAAAATTAAACAAAACTCTCCAATGACACCGCTTTACTTGAGAGCGCATGTAAGACCAGACGATTCCAAAAACTATCTCTGGCTTAGGTGCTCTAGCAGCATTGACAACCATGGTAGTCAGCGTTACCAAGTCAATGCCCTCCATGTTTTCTCTGACGGCTGATTTGCCAACATGCAATCCGATCAAATACCAAGTGAATGCTCCCGCAGATGGAATCATCAACTTGACACCAGTTGTTAGCAATTTTTGCACCAACACTCCAGCTCCGTGAGCAACAATATCAACGGCTGAACTTGCTGCCCTATACTCAATAATCTTCTTGTTGATGCGACATCTCTCCTTCTTCCGGTCCTTGTTCTTTCCTCGTTTCTTTTTGTAGTGTGTATCCTCCTTGTCTTCAATGACACCATAAGAAGGTTTTACAACAACCACGGGTTCCACAATCGAGATGTTTTCACACTTTTTCCTCAAAGCACTAACATCTATTTTCTTTTTGCGACCGTACCCCCATAACAACAAATCCATATCGTCCAACTGCTCAAAAATTCCCAAAGCAGCAGAATTGACACTTCTCCAATGGCGGTCCTGCAAAACGAAATAAAACATCCTGTCTCCCTCGAGCACAACGTTCCTCTTCTTTCTCCCACACTCAAACACATCAATGACACATGAACAACCAACAAATGATACGAAATTCCGAACAGCGGCAACAGTCCAAGCAGAATCCTCAATAGAATCTCTGATATACCGATTTCCATCATACCAATATGTGTGGGCCAAGTTGCAAAAAACTTCAATTTCTTCTAGCCCAAAATGTTGCAAAAGCATCACAGTACCACATGATTTAGGCACTGGCCCAAACCCGAACTCTCCGAAAAAATCCTCTGGAATTGTTTCAAACATCGACAATGCCTCAAGAACCCCAGGGTTCTGCAATGACCAATGATTATTATTCAAATACACAACCGATGGTCTCTTAATCCCTGATAAAGCATAAAAATCTTCATTGAAAATGGCATTGTATGCGTTGCAGTACATTGCCAAGTCTTCATTACCTGCTCTGTACAAGACAAAACAAGATATCCGACAGTATTCAATAACCGAAACAATTCCCTCAATCGTCCACGCATCACTCTCGCGAAACTCTCGAACCAACACGTTTCTACCAAGTGAGCACCTCATGAAATACGGCCTACTTGATTCAAGTGCCTGACAAATGTCAAACGCTGTCATCCCAAGAGACAATAGTACACTTGTGCCACAAGAACTGGGCAAAAACTGTTCATTTTTATGGATTTTTAAATTATTTTCATTTT